AGTCATGCCAATGCCCGGTTAATCGCGTCCTCAAAATCCGCCACGATGATGGGCATCTGGCGCTCAATCTCTGACTGGTCGGTCGGCCAGCGGCCCTGATGGATGGCGGCTTGTGTGCCTTCGCCCTGGACTACTTGGGCGTAGCTAACATTTGTCCCCACCCGTCCCTGCACGCCCCCGGACACCTCCTGCACGTCGGTCGTCCACGATTGCCCCAGGCGTTCCGATGTTCTTGGCCCGCCCTCGAAGCCATAGCCGCGCACGTACTTGCTGCCGGGAATCTCTGGCGGATAGTTCGCCATCCCCGCTTGTAGTCCGAAAACAGCCCTCTGCATCGGGGGGTATAGAGTCTCAGTAGCGACGGCTTGGCCGAGGGTTGCGATTAATTCAGCCACGCCGCGTATCTCCACAGGCATTAGGAAAGCCTCCCCGTCTGTAGTACAATAGGGGTGCTGAGGGACACGGAAGTTGATAGGCGTTGGACAACCTGATATAGTGGATTCGACCTCCTATTGGCCCGGTATGCCCTCAGCAAGCACGCCATCAACGCCGATAGGAGGTTCCTTTTATGGCTAAAGTCGTTGTGCATTGCGCCGCTTGTGGCACGTCGATTGAGAAGTTCCCCGTTCGATTGGCTCAATACGCCTATCATTTTTGCAGCCCCGCTTGTCGCAAGACGCCTTGCATCCCCTTGACCTGTTGCGAATGCGGTAAGTCGTTCTTGGCGACGGTCTACACCTACCAGGAATCCAAGTTCTGCTCGACTGACTGCGCCCAGGCGCGCAATCGCCGTGAAGAAGTCCACAAAAAAGGCGTGCTGGTTGCGAAGGCTTGTGAACGCTGCGGCAAGCCGTACCATGTGCGAAGTTCGGTAGCGAAGGTGCAGCGGTTCTGCTCTCGAAAGTGTTGGGCGGATCGAGGTGGCCCCCGATTGGTCGGCCCCAAGAATCCCAAATGGAAACCAAAGGTAGTCATCACCTGCGCCTATTGCGGCGTCGAGTTCACTACGTTTCCAAGCCGCGCAGCACGCCGCAAGTATTGCTGCAAGGAACATCGTCACTTGGGCAACCTGCAACGACTTGCGATTAATCACCGTACCAATCTGGAGGTCGCAATGGCGGATGCCTTGCGTCAACACGGCATCACCTTTGAGGAACAGATCACGTTGGTCGATAGGTTCATGGTTGATTTCTTGCTGCCCGCATCTCGAATCGTCATTCAGTGCGATGGCCTCTACTGGCATGACCGGCCCCATGTCCGCCATCGTGACCGCGGCCAGGATCGCTATCTCGCTCAGGCGGGCTATATCGTTTTGCGGTTCACCGATAATCAGATTCTTCATGAGATGCCGTCTTGCATTAAGTCAATTCGTCAGACCATCAATAGCGGGCAATTCCCGTTGTTGAGTTACTAGCGACCAGCGACCACAGGGACAGCCCAACATCTGCAATTAGTGTGGACTGGAATTTCGTAAGTCTCGCCGTCCTCCGGATGTACCCATCCCTCACCCATCGGCGCGCGTTCCTCGTGCAATGGCCCGCACAGCCCACAAGTTCTTTCGTCGTTGCTCGACCGAAATTCCCATTCTTCGACCACCCCGGATTCCTCATACGTCCGCTTCGATCCTTCGAGGTAGGAGCGCGTCACTTCCGTGGCGGCGATTCTTTCTGCACGCTCCGGCCCGAAGGCCGGGGATATGTCATCGATAAGTTTTTGAAGCGGTTCCTTGTTCTCTATCCACCTAGCCAGCGATTCACGCACCACGTTCTTGGTCGTGTCGTCAATCTGGTCTACTAGCTCACCGGCGTATTGCCGCGCCCAATCCCTAGCCGCCACGTTTGCAAGGTCGTAGGCGAATGAGTAACCCACGTTCTCAAACTGAGTGACCGCCGTCTGCACGCCCAAATCCACGCCGTCTACCAGCATCCGTTCCACCGGGTCACGTAACTTTCGCTGTTGCTTCATCTCTTTCATGAGCGAGTTAAACTCTTTCGCCATCTCGTGCGGCACATGCTCAAACTGTGCGCCCTTCGCCTCTAGCTCGTCCAAGATGTCCTGTAGCGCCTTCGCCATTTCCTGCGTGCTGCGCTTCTCCAACTTGCGGCGTACCTTCTGTTCGGCCTCGTCGTCGTCGGGGTCGAGCAGCAATAAAGCCTTACGGGTAAAAGGGGGCACGCTAGGCGCAGCGCCCACCTCGCCTAGCCCCGCAGGGGCGGGCGCTTTCTGCGCAATCGTTAATAGACCCAGCGCCTTGCACTTGTCGGTTTCGCTCAGAATGGCACTCTTAAACAGGGTCACGTCCGGCGCTAACTTGCCTTTGGCCCATGCCTTTAACTTGCGTACCTCGTCCACATAGGCGGCGTCCTCCCCTGCCACCGTTGCAACTGGCCCTGACAATTGCAACGGTGGTGCAGCAGGGAGGAAGATGGGTGAAGATGGCTGTATCGGGTCGAGCATTTGCGGCGTGATGCCTTCGGGCAAGTTCAGCCCCAACATTTGCGCCGCGATGCTGGGCAGAATCCCGGCGTCGACGTAAATCTTGAAGGCCGTCGCCCGCTGCTCCTCGTCCTCCTGGTAAATGGACATCTCACTGGCGCGCCACTCGAAGCGCAGGCCGAGCGGCACAAACAATTGGCGATTTAACTGGCCTGCAATTAAGCCCGCTTCGGGTAGGATGGTCGTTTCGTAGAAGTTCAGCCTATCCGCTTCCGCCGTGGCAAAGTTGGCGGCGTTGCTTAAGACGAGGCTGTGTGGCACGCCCAGCGCCGTGGCGATGTCCTCGCGCTTCTCCATCGTGAGCGTGTTGTTGGATAGCTCGTCGATGCCCGAACCGATGACGACCGGCGAAACCTGACCCAGCACGATTTGCGCAGTCCAGGCGTTTTTCACGCCCTGAATCACGCGCTGATACCACGCCTTAAATTCTTGGGCGGTGGCGTCCGGGGTCGTGTCTGGCATCTGCAAGATCGTGGCTTTGATGGCCCCGCGCTTGAAGTATTCGCTCACAAAGCGGTCGGTGTTGTACAGCACGCCCGCCGCGGTGGATGCAGCCTGTGCAGGCGCAGGCCGCGGTGCAGTCTCGTCAATGCCCGGTAGATACAGATAGGCCACATCCGCCGCGGGTAGCGTAGTCGTAGACGTGCTACCGGGTAGCTGGCGTTTGTAGGAAACGGGATGCGGTTCCGTACCCTGCCATTGCGGGGTCATGGTGTTTGGCTGCAACCAGCGCACGCCGATTTGCCGCGCGCCATTGCGCAGCTTGTGCCAGTAGGCAGTTGAGGTCAGACAGAGGGCGGCCTCGGTCTGCCAGAGTAGGCCGCGTATGTCCGCAAACCAGGGGAACGCCGTGGGCAGTTCGTCGCCCGTGCTGATATACAGGTCGTCACCCTTGCTGTTCTGCACGGCCCACGGTACGCCGGAAAGGGAATTGGCGCGCAGGTCGATGGCCCGGTACATGAAAGCAATGGTCGAGTAGTAGCCGGAAAGGGTAGGGGTTGCGCTTTCGCCATACAGCGCGCCGAAACCCTCGCCATACCTGGCAAGGTCAATGAATGTGGACTTGACGCCGTTGATCTTGATGCGCTGCGCCATGCCTAGAGGATAGGCACAGCGTCACGCGCCGTCTATTCGTTTTTCAACGGTATTTCTTGGGCAATCTGTAAGGCGAGGTCAAGGGCCGAGGTCGTGCCGGTCTTGTCGCGGGCGTTCTTAACGTGCATCTGCACCGTGCGATAACTCACGCATAACGTGCGGGCGATGGCGGTCTGCTGCTGCCCTTGCGCCAGCAGTTTGACGACCTCCTGTTCACGCGGCGTCAGTCTCGACATCACACCAAGCGCGCCCCGCGCTGCGCCAGCTTGCCGAATGCGCCGCTGCTGCCGTCCACTTGGTCATCGTGCGCCCCGTTGGGAAAGGTCGTGAGTTCGTCCAGGTAGGCGGCGTTCCATGCGCCCGCCACGAGGTCAACATTGCCCGCCTCGCATTGCGCTGCAAAGGGTTGGGCGCGCGTCAGCTTGTCGCCGGTGACACGTTCGGAGTAGACGGCAAAGCCCGTCAAATTGCGCGTGGTAGCGGCGGCGCTGTCCTTGCCCCCGCTGCCCGGCTCCTGTTCATGCCAGATGGCGACGTGCCCATACTTGGCGTTGTCTAGCTGCGCCGTCTGTTTCATCACGGCCTCACGCTGCCCGCTTGACCATTGCCCGCGCAGCACGTCCTCAATGAAGAAACGGCCATCGGGTCGCTTGCCCATCAGCACGCCCGCCGAGTAGTCGCCGTCGCCAGCCGTGCCCGCCTTGTCCCAATAGCGCACGCGGGTCGCCTCGATGGGCGCGGCGGGGATGATGCTAAACCAGGGGCGTTGGAACATGCCGCCCTCTAGCGGGCGCGGGCGCTGCTGGTACAGCGCGTTCCATTCGTAGCTGCCCACGGCCAGCTTGGTCTTGGTCAATAGCTCGGTATGGTACTTGGTCGGCCATAACGCTTCGCCGGGT